ACCAGTATGTATGGCAGACCTACTCTGAAATCGCAATGGGTGCGACCCGAATCGAAGACAAGGGCGTGCTCAAGATTGATGTTTCTGGTTCAAGCGGTAATTTCTAATCAAACAAAGGAAGGAGTATAATATATGGCTATTGTTCAAAGTGATGCGTTAGCTAAGGTTGAGGCGGGAATGCCCCCGTGGCTGAACTCTCAAATGTCTCGTGGTCAGGTATTGAAACATCTAATCACCTATACCACAGGGACTTCCGCAACTGCCGCCTCTTCGGAAATCCAAGACATCCCTCTTCCTCCGGGAGTAGTGATTGACTTGTCCTCGGTTGCAATGTCCCATAATGGCGTAGGTGCAGGTACTTACACCATTGAACTGTATATCGCAGATAAGCAGGGCAACTTGGTAAACAACTGTGGAGACATTCTCGCACTAACTGCCACGGCAACAGTGGGTGAAATCGTTCGCGCAAGCGTCGCCGCCAACGCCGCGCCTTGGATTCTTTGTGACCCGGCGCAGTGGGTAGTAGATAACGGAATCGAAGTCAACGGTGTGGCCATGACATACGAACTTCTCAAAGAGAAGTATCAGTTTGTTTTGTGCATCAAGAACAGCGCCGCTGTGACCGCAAGCAAAACGCTGTCCATTATCATGGACTTAGTTATCCCCTAATCTGAAAAAACAATGACTGACCTAGATATTGCTAATTATGCCTTGGGGTTGTTAGGCCAATACAAAATCCAAAGCTACCCGGAAACGGGGAAAAAGTCAGTAGAAGGTCAGGCATTAGAGGCATATCTTCCATTCGCTATTCAAGATGTCATGATTGATGGCGAATGGAACTTCGCCCGGAAAAGGGTAATCATTGAGCCGTCACCCACAGAGGTGGCGGCCTTTGGTTATCACAATGCTTTCCCGAAGCCTGACGACTTGGTGACAATCATATCCGTGAATGGAGAGCCTTGGAACATTCAGGCGCAGTTTGTGCAGATAGAGGGAGAGTTTATCTTGGCAAACGTTGACCAGTTGAGGCTGGTTTACATTGCCGCCCCCACAGACGGGACAACGCTTCAAGGCATACCTGACCAGCTAAAACCGCTCATAGGAATCAGGTGGGCCTATCTTACGTGTGTACGCATCACGAACAACATTGAACTCTACAACATGATAGCGGACATGTACCAGAGGGAGTTGCACAGGATGCGGGACAACGACTTCATCAACAACACGGGAGGCAGGTTTAACTACCGCAACAAGCTTATGAGCCAGTCCACTTGGGGCCGCTATCCATTTGGGACGACCGCCCCATATCACGGTTCTCCCACTTACATCCCAGACTAACCTAAAATTCATTCAGCTATATGGCCTCAAATACCCGGCAATTTCAAATGCAACTCAACTTCAACGGGGGGCAGGTTTCCGAGAACTTCACCCCACGAGTTGACATGCAGAAATACCAGACGAGTTGTTCTTTGATGAGGAACTTTATTCCTCGTCAGTTTGGTATGTTAAAGAGGCGACCGGGTTTTGGTGTGATTGACGCATTCAAAAATCCTTTTCGGATATTGAAGTTCCCTTGCACCAACAACGAGGAATACATTGTTTGCGTCCACTCCGACAACAAGTATGAGAGCGGAGGATGCAAGCCATTTGCGACCATTTATCAATGCGGATATTTTGGAGACCAGACGAGGAAATGGGAGGTAAATCTTGAGATAGATTCTGTTTTTCAGGCTGGCATCAACGGATGGACGGCTGATGTTGGCAATGAGAGGCATGGGCGTTTTTGGGACACGGACTTGGAGAAAATCAAGTATGTCTCCCAAAACGACAAAATGTGGATAGTGCATCCCGACTTCTTCCCGCTGGAATTAACAAGGACGGCGAAGCCAGCACAACTTCCGCAGACGTCGATGGCAGAGGACAAGTATGTTGTTGAGTTTGACACCTCCTCAAACACGAATCTTTCCACAAAAAACTCTTTGTGTTTTGGTTTGTATGGCGTTAATAGGCTAAATGCAAAAACACAACCTTTCTTTACCTTAAACTTTAAGGACAACAAATCTATTGCTTTTGGTTTTAGCGGTAGTGGCGCCGATACGAAGTGGGCTATAACTACTTCGGATGGAGTTGTACATCAACTGGAAAACATTGGCGTTAGCTCTGACCAGACTGTAGATTTTAGCGATTTCAATAAAAACATACCTATCAACATTTATTGCTTCCTGACGTGGCGAGGAAACAAGCTTTACGCAAGCATAGGATGTAATAACAGTTATGGAACGTTAGGCCTCTATAAGTATTCCTCCTCCGAAGTCGAGGTTGATTCTTCTTTGGGCAACTTGTTAAGTTTTGTTATTGGGGGAACTCCGGGGAGTTCGACCGATGCTCAATCTTATGTTTCTTTCAAAGAAACCTTTAGTGCTGGTTCAGATTTTAGCGGCATTGGTATTAAGGTGAATTATGGTCAGGGAGACGTTCCAACCCAAAGCTTCAACAGCAATGACCACAGGAGTTCGTTGATAATGGCTCAAATGTTTGGCGACACGTTGAAAGTGTTCGCTGGGAACGATTATAAAATTGAGCATTACAACAACGCCGTTTTCCCGATTAAACAGATATATCAGGGCAACGAAAAGATTTATCAGGAAAAAGCTGTTATCGGCTTCAAGTTGACAACAATGGACTTCCTGACTTATCCCAAGAGCGACGACTACTATATAAGGGATAAAGGCCAAGGAACTAATCCCGATAGTCCCATGTTTTGTAGGAACCATGAGACATACCCGGATATTCCCTATTACGTCTATGAGGACACCAGCGTCTCCTTAAACACTGTCAACGCTGTTTTTGGGGACAGGTATTTCCTTTCTGATGGTTCCGTCGCGCAATTAACAGGCAACGACGGGACTCGAATTGCCGAGTGGTTAAAAGAATATACTCCGGGGGATATTGTTATCGGCTCCTGCCTGATGAACAAAACGGACGGCGTATTGAATGGGAACATATACAACTTCGCTACTGGCGCCAACGTTGGAATTCCCATTAGCTTCTTTAGGATGGCAAACATCGTATGCCGCTACGTTCGAGGCGACTGGACTCTTAGCACAGACGCAGAAGTGGCGACAACCAAAGGGGTTCTTGTAAGTTATTTGGAGAATAGCAAGGTCTTTTCAGGCTATCCTTCTGGCGGCGGCTACACAGTCTTCCGAATCAACAATAACTGGTTCTCACAGCCGAGGAAGCTTAGCATGTCGGGAAGCAACACTCCGGGCGTATTTGTTGGGCTGGTTTATATTGGTGAGAACGGAAACGTGTCCACCGATACTGGTGATGCTGGCCAGTCCATTGAGGTTGATAATGGAGGTGGTGTTTATCAGACAGACATTCCCTTTGCCGTGTGGCCTAATCAAAAGAGACTTACTTCAACAACGACAGATGCGACGGTATTCCAAAACCTGACCATTATGCCAATGATGTATGCCCCTGTGCTGGATGGCATATTCAAAACATTTAGTTCCTTGTTTGGGAGGGGCAACTACCAGCTGACTCAAACCAATGTCAGTAGCACCAACTACTATTCGGCCAAGTTTAACGATTTAGTCAAGTGTGCTTTCTCTGTAGAAAAAGGCTATCCTTCCTGCATAGCGTTGCGTAATGGGCGGCTGATATTGGCTTCAACCAAGGCCCAACCCCAAACAATATGGGCTTCCCGTGTTGACAGGTATAATGAGTTCTCTGTGGACGACATGGCAGATTCCGGCTGGGATTTGACGATAGGCGCGAACCAGAGCCAAAAGATTCAATGGTTGTCTTCCTCTAAGGATTTGATAGTAGGAACAGACATTGGCGAATGGGTGCTGAACGACAGCGACTCAAGCAATCCTGTACCCATTATTAAAGAGCAATCCAGATGGGGTTCTTCTGTGGCGCAAGGGGAACTGATGACGGAGAGCCTGTTTTTCATCCCTAGAGACAAAAAGGGTGTTATCCAGTCAATCTACTCTTTCCAGATTGATGGCTACACATCGGAAGATGTGACGATTATGGCATCCGATTTGTTTGATTATGGGATTACTTCTCATTCGATTCAGAAAGACCCTGACCCAATCTGGTGGGGTACTACTGGCGACGGAAGGCTTTTAGGGTTGCTGTATAACCGGGTGCAGGACATCAATGGCTGGTTCCAATGCGATATTCAAGGAGCCTTCATAAATCAGGTATGCTGTTACAATAACCCGGTAAAAGGCGAAGAAGGATTGATTGTTTCCGTAAAAGGTAAAGGCGAGAACGATTTCGTAAACGCCAATCAATACTTCCTCTCTTATATGGAGGACAGCAATCCTTGTGTTGACTTCTTCTCCACCGGGAACACGGCCGACACGGATGCCGGGAATGCGGGAGGATTTGACCCTATGTCATGGGATTTATTCTCCACGGGGAGTACGACCGATTCAGACGCGCTTAATACAATTCTAGTCAATGGGTACTTCAAAGAAACGTCTAGTAGTGAACAAGTTACGATTCAGACAAAACCAGCTGACACTCAATCCTGGGTATCAGAATTTTATTTTACCTTCGATGACGCTTCTGTTTTCAATAATCCGGCGGCTAATGGTAGCTCTGTTGAGATAACAGCATTCCTTTTTGAGAACCAATATGACCCTTCTCTAGGCCAATTAACCAAGGGGCCGTTTTATTTGTTTGTGTACGATTCAGAGACACAAGCATTATTAGCTCGCTCAACCAACTCGGTAGAGCTTCCTGACGACAAGAACCAGCTTCCTTTGCTTGAGTTCCTGTTTAGTGGCTTAACTGTAAACGCTAACCAGAAAATAAAGGTTTTCTTCTCAAGAAACGAATCAGCCGCCTTTGAGGGGAATGAAGAAATATTACAGGTTTCCTGTTTTAGTGATTCTACCCATGAGACGGAATACGGATACTTCCCGTACATGGACGTCAGAACAACCGTATTGAACTCCAAGATTGAGTATGATGACACCAAGCCTGTTTATCTGGATGTCATATCGGCAGTTAGTGGAACGACAACAGGTTATTGCTTTAGCGGAAATTCGATAAACAATAATTATTCTTATTATCAACAGGCACAAGAAGGGGAGGGCTTGTTCTCCGATAGCAAAATTGTATTCAACGTTGAATCCGAATTTGTATCCTATACAGCACAACCGGGTTATGATGGTTTTATTATGCCGCCGTTAGGGCTACAATCCATTTTCCCGGACTTCACTTTCGGGCTTCACATCTTTTCAGAGTTTGTGTCGATGCCGATGGGGAATGCTAACAATTACGTCATCCCTGCCACTACCACTAAGATTAGCCAACTTAGGTATCAAGTGTCACGAGACGAAAGCAACGACTTGATTCCTTCTGACGAATTCCTTAACGAATATGGACTTGAGTATGGAGCACCGAGGATTCAAGCGACAGTGCAAGCTTTAGATTACGATGCTCCTTTAGCTATGGAAAAGAGCACTTCCATGTCGGTATCAACAAACTTGTCTAACGGGCGAGGACATGTTGTATTGAGTGGGCAAAGTTCTACTGATACAAGGCTGTACTTTTCCTTAGATGATGCTAAAAAGGTGAACGTATTAGCGGCGTATATTCTGTATGATTCCACTATCATTAGCTGACACAGGCGGCCTAACCGCAGATGGTTTGTTGCCATTGACAGGCTTCCCCTCATGGATGTGGGGAAGCGACATTCTTAATGGTCAACTCTGGGGTGGAACAGAAATAGCAGAGCCAGCTTACAACGAAATTTGGACAGACCCTACGACTGGTGTTACGAATGCGCTCCTACCTTCGTTGACTGGATTGGAGCCAATGAACGGCCTGTATGATATTGATTATCAGATAGGTTATCCTGAAATGCCCCAGCCGCCGACATATAACCCTAACACAAGTTATTTATCATCAACGGCTTCAATAGATACGTCAGCTGGGTTCGAGAAGTCTAGTCCCAACAAAATAGCATGGGATGACACGTTTGACCCGTTCGGCTTCAACTCTGCGACGCTTAAAGGATTTGGTAGTGTTCTTTCGGATGTGTCGTCTTCCTTGAGCAAGAAGCGGTCATATGCCAACTATGTCGCCAGTTATGAGAATCAGGCACAGGCGTTAAGGAATCAAGCCGAGTCGGCATACAGGATTGCCGGAATAAACATGTCTCGCCTTCGAGGGAATCAGGCGAAATACCTAGCCCAGCAAAGGGTGTCAGCAGTCAGGACAGGCTTCGCCCCGACTTCCGGTTCCATAGGCGCTGTACAACAGGCGACAATGAGCCAGTTCGAGCAACAAATAGCTGATGCTTGGGTGGAAGCGGAACAAAAGAGGCAGAACACAATGTATCAAGCAAGCGTTGCTGATTGGCGGGCAAGCGAAGCCCGGAAGGCTAGCAAGCGCTCCTCCGGTGGATTCCTTGGCTCACTACTTGGCTCTGGTGTGGGAGCTTATTTTGGAGGCCCCACCGGAATGGCGATAGGTTCTAAGATAGGTTCATCCATAGGAGGGTTATTTTAATCATGGCGACCAACGATACTAGAGACATAAGACTGGGTGTCAGTAGTGCGAACAAGGAGGGGTTGTTGCCTTCTCCTTCAAACCGTTATTTGCGCTCCACTTATGATGCGGCCAGATATGTTCCTATTGGAAATGAGTTCGACAAAGAGAGCCGAGTAAAGGAGCTTGGCGACCTTGGAGAAGGACTCACAATGTGGTCGAAGGCGCAAGCGGAAGTCGAGACAACGAACGACAGTATTCAGTCACGGCGCATGCAAGCAGAGTACATGGAAGCTTCCACACAGGTTTTCAATCAGCTTCAAAAAGACCCCAGCACGATGAACAACCCTGCGGTTTGGCTGGACGCTTATACGGAGGAGATGACATCAAGGGCGGCAGAGATTAACAACAAGTATGCCAAATCGTTTTATGTTGGGCGCAATCAGATGTTGTCCAATGAAAGGCTCAACCTGTTGCTGAAAGAGGAGAAGAACAAGGTGGGCCTGATGGCGGCAGACAGAATATCAAAGATGGCCGCAGACGAAACTAATGCGGCGTTCAAGATTGCTGTGGCCAACAGGGATTTCGGGTTGGCTAGGGAGATAAATAAAAGCCCCTACCTAACACCTGCGGAAAAGATGTTGAATGAGAATGGAATTGTTCAAGCCCAGACACAAGACATCATCCAGCAGGAAACATTGAGGAACCCTTGGGGTGTTCTGGAAGAGGTGAACAGGGATGGTGCTGTACAGCGTCGTGAATTGACCTATGAGCAACAGCAGTACGCATTGAACCAAGCGCAGGGCCGGATAAGCATGATTCAAAAGCAATCGTATGACTCGCTCGTACAGAAGTTTTTGTTCAACCCGGAAGAGTTTGAGATGGATGTCGCCAAAAAGCTATTGGACACCAACCAGCTGACGACCCAGCAATATGTCAACCTCCTCAACATGAAGAAGACCATGAGCGCCAAGATTGAGCCGACTCCAATGCAGTTTGCGGCCATGTCTAATTGGGCGGTCAAGCTTTCAGAGGATTATCACAAAGAGTCGCCAGAGGGACAGGCCAATATCCTCTCCCAAGCTGAACGGCTTTTTGAGCAGATGAATTTCAGCACCAGCGACAAGAACTCATTGCTCAAGCTTGTAACACAAAAGATTTCCCCGGAAACGTTCAATCAGGCTGACAAGTTGGTAGAGAAGTTTTGGGATAACGGCCAACTACCTCTGACCAAGACAGAGGATTACACCGGAACTCAAGGAGGGACTACTCCGATTTATTTGACGGAGGAAGAGTTTAATACCCAGTTCAAAGAGAGGAAGAACCAGTTTTTCTTAGACAAAAGCAGGACATACCTAGACCCGAAAACGGCAAAAGACAGGTATGCTGTGATGGAGTATGTGCCGGACTCGAACAATCTGTTCCTGCAAGAAAAGATAAAAAGCGAAGTTCGTTCCGTCCTTTCTGATAAGATTGCTGAATATAGGGCAGAACACAATGGGAAATCTCCTACCGGACAAGAGCTTTATGAGCTTGTTTTTTTCGCACAAGAAGAGGCGTTCTCCCGGAATAATATCAGCAGTATTGACCCATTATCTTCTGCCTCTGTTTATCCTTCTGGACAGCAAGACAGAGACGAAAGAAAGGCGACATTTATTCCGAACAACGTTAGAGTGTCGGCTATATCGAATAAAGCTTCTATAGATATTCCGACTAATGGTGCTTTTATTGTTTGGGCCGGAAGTAACTCTTTCATTACAAACGAGAAAGACTACTTGAGCATATATAAACGGGCCGGGGCGCCCCCTCAAGGATTTATCGTAGCAGATGAATCTTTCCTCCAAGCTCCACACAAAGATTTAATGGATGTGCAAGCTATGATTTCGGCCAAAGCGATAGCGGCGAAAGCTGGATTAGATGCACAAGGAGAGCAGGGAATTTATTGTGCATTGCTTTCCTATTGGAATAATTTATAAACAAATCATGGAAGAGCTTTCAGAACAACCCGAAGATTCTATCCTGTTGGATGAAATAAAGAAAATGAATTCGGGCCTCGCTTCTAATAAGGAGCAACCTGAAATAACAGAAGAGGAGTTAGAAGCAAATCCTCAAGCTTACTCTTCTGAACAAATTGAAGGGGTTTTAAGAAACAAGAGAAGTATTCGCACAAAGCTTGACGATTATTTAAGGATGTCGTCTAGCTTGCTTCCTACTACTCCACGAGAAGCCTTAGATGCCGTAGGGACATTGCGTGAGGAACTGCAAGCAAATGGTATAGACCCGGAGTATGAGAGGTATCGTGAGAAGATAAAAAGAAACGAAGATATAGTTTATTCGGTTACTAGGTATATCAATCCAACAACAGGCTTGTTTGGGGATGTTCCTGCACAAGATGTAACAAACAATAAGCTGGAAAAAATACTTAGTGCTGAGCAAATTAGGGATTTCAATAATGCCCCGCAGTTTATGCGAGACAAATATGTTTTCAATCGCATTGTTGAAAACTTTTTCCCGGAAGGGGAGATGGATAAAGGGTATGCACTAGAACTCCTGAAAAAGCATTATCAAACCGACTCAATGCACGGAGTTGTCAGCAAATACGCTCAAGAGCTTCAAAGGAACAAGGATGAGGAGACAGCATACAATGAAGCCTCTACCAGATTTTTCGATTCCTTTATAGAAACAGGAGGCGATTACCAGAAAGCAATCGACAGCTTGGAAGGCAATCTAAACCTGTATGCGGAAAACATTTTCAACCAAGAACCTGCGCTTAAATACATTTACCAGCGTGCGTATAACTCCGTCTCATGGATTAAAGATGAATACATAGAGAGCGGAGAGCTGGATTGGGACAAGATGGCAGACAGGTTGTTGAAGCTTGGGGAAGGAGAGACGTTCTCTCTAGCCATTCAGATGCTTCCCTACATGTTGCCCAAAGACGACAGGACTTGGCTCACCCAAGCCATATACGACACCGCCTCTGATGTCTCCCGCTTTGCTAGGCTCATGGTTGACGGAGGAGGTGATAGCGCCCAAGCAGAACGCCTTGCGTTGGCTATCCAGCAGGAATATCGTCAGGGCCGAGACATGCCTACTTCGTGGCTAGGAATAGCGGCTAAGGTAGTAACAGACCAAGTTCCCAAGATAACGGCAGTAACAGGAAGTACTCTTTTAGCTAGTGGTGGAGGCCCTGTATCTATGGCCGCCACAGGTATGGCTGTCGGCTCAATGGTGTATGGTTCAACGGTAGGTCTTGAGGCATATAGGACGAATTCTTCTAGGGCAGGAGCATTGACATATGGTGTCACTGTTGGGGCCTTGGAAGGTCTCCTTGAAAACATAACTCTTGGTGCTGGTGCTTTGGCCACCAAGGGTATTAAGGTGGCAGAGGCAGGTAGGAAAATGGCCTCTGTTGTCGGAAGAGTTCCCGCTGCCGTAAGAGGTGCGGCGGCTGGTGCTTTGTCTGAATATACCCAAGAAATCGTTGCTGACCCAATTTATGTTGGATTGGAGAATGTAATGCGCTCTGCGGGGTTTGAGCTTACCCAGCAAAACACCCTTAAAAACTGGTGGGAAACATTGGACTTCACATCCCCTGAACTATTGGGGGCTACAGCCATTCTTGGCGGCTCCATTGGTGCTGTTGGGGGCTATCAAGCTAACCACCTCATCAACCGAGTAGGAAGAAGCGCTTCGGCTCTTCAAGCTTATGGTGTACCCGAATCGGAAGCTGTGGCTATTGCCGAAATGCCAGACGGCAAGGAGCGCACAAACAGGCTTATATCGGCACTTCGCAATAACCGGGTAAGCCCCGACGTGCAAATAACAAACCAGCAAGCGGGGATATTCCTGAACTTTTTAGCTAAGAATGCAGAGAGGTTTAAGGATGTTGAGCTGATGCCGGAGATATCCGACAACGGGGACGGAACCTTTAATATTGTTGAGAGAGACCCGGTAAGTGGAGCTGAAAAAGTAACCACAGTAACAGACGAAATCGCAGGGACGTTCATGTCTCAAGCGTTGCAGTCAAATCCGGGATTTATCAGGGCATTAAATATTTTCGCCCAAGAAGAGATAGAGTCAGGGGTGGGCAAGGAGACGAAGATAAAGAGCTATACTCCTGACGAACTCCGAGCAAAAATCCAATCCACAGAAGACAACAATGCAACTATAGCACGACTTAGGGCTTTGGCTGTAATTAACCAAGACCCGGAATTGTTGCAGAGTTTTCGTGATGGGAAAGTAAGTATTGAAGATGTAGCAAATGAGCTGGAAATTGTATCTGCATATAGAGATGGCACGATTGCTGTTGCGAGGGGTGAAGCGAATCCTCTCAATATTCTGGAAGAAATAATTCACGCCCGTGCAATATCCGATTTGGAGAGCGGCGTTATTTCTCGAAGCGTCATTGAAACACAGGTAAGGAATTACTTGGAGTTCTTGGGACGTAGTGCGGAAGAGATAGGGGATTTGAGCAATGACGTTGTGTTGCAGGAACATTTGGCGAATATGGGGAAGGCTTTGGCAACAACGCCGGAACTGTTTTCCGCAATGCCCGGCAATGTTCAAACAATCCTTGAGTGGCAGAAGGACGCTATAGCGGAAGTTGGGAATGTCTTTGCGGAAGGCGCTCTGATAAAAGAGGCCATTGAGCAGGGCATTGTCTCTCCCGATTTTGTCAAGTGGTCTAAATCTTTGGCGACTATGGCCGAACGTCGTGACGGTCAGGATATGGCAGAGCTTGTCAATGGTGCGACCGGAGAAAGCATTTTGCCAATGGGACAGAGCCTTCCTTCCGTGAGGAGGCGTGGAACCATTGATGTAACTCCTTCTGTAAGAACCATTAACGAAGCCATATCAAACATAGTCAATGGCGCATCGGAAAGGTCTATAGGCCAGCTCCATAAATTGCAGAGGAGCATGATAAAGCTTTCGGAAAGGTTTTCTCAAGGGAAGCTGACCGAACGAGGACAACAGAAAGCGTTACTGAATTCTGTTCTCTCTATCGCTAATGCAATGGCTTCTGGTAGCCGGAAGTTTATCTCCAACCAGCTTGCCGAAAGGCTTGCGAATCCCAAGAGCAACGAAGCGTTTAATGCGGACATGAAGACTGCATTGGATGCCACAGTAGCGGCCTTGAACGAAAGAGCGGAGGCGGCGAGCCGGAAGCAGTTGGAGCGCATTATTCAGGACGAGATAAACAGGAGGGTTGAGCAAGCGGATGCTAAAGCCAAGAAGGATTTCAACAGGGAAATGAAATTCCTCCGGGGTTTAATCTCCAAGGAAATAAGGAAAGACATCAAGGAGGAAAGAGCGGAGGCGGCGGCAGAGAAGAAGCTTGCCAGTAAGAGCATACAGAGCTTGCGAAGGCTTGCCGAGAATGCTTTTAAGGACACCAAGGGGCGCTCTCGTTCTTTGGACGCACAAGCCAGAGAGGAGACTATGGATGCCCTTGAGGTTATGGCTATGTCTCCTTCCGAAGTTGCAACCCAGCTTGAAGTCTTGGATAGCACCATAGATGAGCTTCAAAACCAGCCTGCCACAGAAGAACTTGCTCTGGAACTGGAAAATCTGGAAAACCAAAAGAATCTCCTTGAGGTGTTTGGTAGTGCATTGTATCGGGAGAAGATGCCTAACGGAAGGTATAAGTATGCTCTCAATGCACAGCAACTTGCGGAAGCAGTTAAGACATTGAAGGAGCTACAGCGTGAAGGGCGACTCCGCAGGAAAAAGGTTAATGAACGTATTGAGCGCTTCTATAATGATTTTAACGCTAAAATCAATGAGCGAGTAGGAGGAGAGAAGAATCGTGATGCCCTTAGAAAAGCCGTAATGGAAAGGGACCAACGGGGGACGGGCTTTTTGGATAGAATCTTCACGCAATTCATGAGCCTTCAACAACTCCTCGAAGTGATGTCTTCCATGAAATCCTTTAAGGACATAGGGACATTCTTACAGAACAACGTCCAATTCGCAGAGCAACAGCGAGGGGTAGAAAAAGAAAAGGCTACGTCCAATGCGATTCGCATCATGCGTGGAATGATGGAGATTGCAGGGCAGAACTCTCCAAGGTATTTTGATGAGCTTTCTACAAAAACTATTCCCTTTATGGGGCATGAGCTAACCAAGTATGGCCTTGTAAAAGTCTATCAGACATTGAGAGAGAAGGATGGCTTGGATGTATTGAGAGAAAACCTTGGAGACAAGGGGATGGATTTCGGCAACTATCGTAAGTACCAACAGGAGTTGGAGGGCTTAAACAAGAGCCTCGATGATGGTGTTATTACTTCCGAAGAGTTTGAGTCCAAGCTGGAAGCCATTGAAGAAGAATACCTTGCGAGGAAGGAAAAAGATGTTGCCAAGCTGTTGGAATTGCTTGGGCCGGATGGGCTTTACCTTGCTGACGAGTTACAGAACCTGTATCGGGAAAAGGGCGAGAAGCTACGGGCGTTCATGGCAGAGAACTATGGCCAGACGGTTATCCTTGATGACTACTATACGCCCCGCAATATTGCCGCCTATAATACAATGCAAGAAGGGGATATGGATGCTTACAGTAAGGGACACGTCACAAGGACGGGCTTGCCCTCTTACGCAAAGCACCGGAACACTCCCTCTTCGGCGGCGCTCTCTCTGGAAATAAACCCTCTTGGGGAATATCTTCGTTATAGCTCTATCATGGAGGGGTGGATGACAGCTTCGGAACTGGTCAACTTCAACAACCGGGTATGGGCTAATCCCACCACGAACGCCCAGTTGCAGAAATTATTAGGCCCAGCCAATTTCGAGGCGGCAAACAAAGCCCTGTATTACTTCATCAACGAGGGGCGTGTGTATGCCCAAAAGAGCGTGTTGGCAGAGGTAATGGGGAAAGTGTTCCAAGTATTGGCTAAGACAAGGATTGCTTTCTCCTTGGCTTCTCTGGTGCGCTCTGGGGCGGCTTTGTTCAACCCTATCGTTGGTAGCAACTTCTCCATGATGGAAATTATCAAAGGCGTGGCAGAGGTGACAAGCGGGAACTATAAAGGTTTTACCCTTGAAGAGCTTCGTGACTTGGAGGCAATGAAGGAACGTAAGTACCGTGGATGGGAAGACCGTGTGCTTGCCGATAAGGCATTAAGCATTCCCCTAAAAAAACAAGCGCAATGGGGATATTGGCAGGAAGCGGGCATGAGCGGCCTTATGGCTTTTGACTGGTGGAGCATATCTTTTGTGAATCAGCTGACCTCCCACATGCTTGCTAATCGCGGTTTGTCGCATGAACAGATAAGATGGGAGCTTAACAAAAACATCTACCAGACGGCACAGCCTTTATCTACCTCCGCTAAGGCTATCCACTTGATAGGTGGAAGCTCATTTGAGCAAGCCCAGTTCCTTTTCTTGTCTGACGTGATGAACAAGTTCGGCCTAGTGATGATGCAAGGCAAAAAGGATGTTCCTTTCTGGGAGGCTTTTCAGGGAGCCTTTCGTGTTTATACTATTGCCGCTCTTGCTAATGGTCTCTTCAACGGCTTGGCTACAGGTTTGTTTGGCGATAAAGACAAAGAGGACGACTTCATGAGCAACTTCTTATTGACTTCGGTATTGAGTCCGATTGTCTCTGTTCCTATGTTCGGCGGGTTTGCAGAGTGGTGCGCTTCCCTTATTAGCGGTGGTAAGCAATTCAGTCTGGGACGAGCCGATATGGCTGATTTATCCAAATCAATTCAAGGCTTAGTCAGAAGTATTGTGAAGACGTATGAGACTGTATCGGAAAAATGGGACAAGGAAGGTGCTTTGACTACCAATGATTACATTGATATGGTTTCCTATGTAGGCAAAAATATTGGGAGTGTCGCATCGGCTACCACAATATTTGGTACTTCTGGGCAGAGTATGACCAAAGCTCTAGAGATGGTAGGTGCATTATCAAATGCCCTTTCACAAGCTAAGACGACCACACAGAAATTCCTTCCAGAGTCAGTAAATCCCCTCTATACCGAAAAAGAAGCTATGAAGGAGAGGGCTAGGCAGATAAGAAGGGAGAAGAAGAAGGCCAAGCAGGAAAACGGCGAAAGGTCAGCAACCTACAGAAAACTTTCTAGGGAATTAAGACAAATAAACAAACTACTCAAGATTAGAGGCTGGGAAGACTAGCCAACAATCTTTAACCAAGACAACATTGACCAATGACTGCAAAAAAAAAGACAACCGCCCGTACAACCGGGCTAACTGGCAATCAGTTTGCTAGCGTTGAGCAAGGTCGTTCTTATGTTCTGTCAGTACACTCTCCCTCTGGGGCAGGAGAGATAGAACTATTGGCGGCCGATAGCGACAAACAGAGCGAGCCGGATATGTTTAGCATGCTTTACGAGAAAATTGAAACAGCTAGGCAAATCCCGTTTATTGCAATTTCTCCCTTTGTTTTTGTAAACGTGGGGAGTAGCGATGTACAATGGCTTGTAACACCGGCAAATTTTAGTCTCGCCGTCCCCGGTGCGTCGTCCGGCGGCGGCTCAAGCTTTGACCCCGCTTCTGACCAAAACATTTCAGGGAAATGGAAGTTTACACAGCCCCTTAAAATTTCAGAAGCAACGGTAGCGACAGAGGCTGTAACTCTAGGGTATGTTAATGAACGATTCCAGCAGACTGTTGACATAATTTCAACACAAACCATAGGCGGCACTAAGACCTTCTCTGCGTCTCCTGTAGTTCCAATTCCTACTGCGCAAAACCAAGCGGCTAACAAAAACTACGTTGACGCTAATATTATCCAAGTGAAGAGCCTGTTGGAAAAAACTATGGGCTATGTGGAAATGACGGAAGCGGAGTATAACGCTCTTAGCGAAAAAGCAAACAACTGTATTTACTATCTAACCGACAAATCTATGTGGGCTATCGGTGACAAGGAGATTGTCACGTCTGATATGCCTGCGTGATAGTCCCCTCTCCCGATTTCGGGGGGGGGCATAACTCTTTTATAATCACAGCAATGTATTTAACCACACTTGAATTAGTAGCGGAATCCGCTTTTGAGACGAATGTTTTAAAGATTCCGGCCTCGGCTCCTTCTGGTATTTACGAATTAGAATTTCCGGGAGGTATTGCTTCGTATCCTTTTAATGTAATTGCGTTTGAAAACTATGATTCTCTAGCCAGTTCTAACCAATCTTTGCTAGGACTGGCTAATCCCCCACTAATAGTCACCAACGGGACGGCGACGGTTCTTGAGTGGATGTGGGATGATGTGGAATCAGCTTCTATGGTAGGCATTCCTAATGGCTCCACTATCGCCTCTTTGAAGTGTTTCTTCTCTCACACTCAAGGGACGGAAACAAACTTGCTAAAACTAATGGGGCTGAATATATTTACATCCGGAATTTCTGTTAAAAAGGTAGTAGTAAGACAAATTGCCTGATTTTATTACTCGACATGAACAACACTTCATCCTAGTATACCAACAGTTGCTATTCCGGTAGCCACTGTATATAGGTGTTTCTATGTCATAAAGACAGGGCCTCCGTTAAAAGCGGGGGTCCTGTTTTTTATGCGTGTTCGAGCAACTTGTAAGCTTTCCTTACAAGTTCGATGAACTGTAAAGAAAAACTTTACAGTTGACCAAGGGAACAGGATTTGGTCTAATGCTCTTGGAAGAATTCTTTTCTTCTTTCGTTGTGCATATTCGAGCGGAGCAGCTTCGGGGTTTTTTCTCATGTTTTACCCGAAGCTGCTCTTCTTTTTTGTCTTGAAACAGGCCTGATGTAAAAAATATGTGTTGTATGACACAACTATAATTAACTAATAACCATATACTTATGTCACACAATGTTCCGTTTCGAGCGTTTTCGATGTCAAACTTTAGGCTTGATTTTTTGAGGGGTGTGTCGTTAAAATCTTGTTCAAGGAACAGGGCGGTTAAGTTGATTGTCTTCCTTTGGCCGCTCCAAGGCTCAATCTCCCTCGTGGTTAGCAACAACCAAGTGTTTAGCAAATAACTTGGTTCTCTACAAGAAAAGAGTTCGGATATGGCAAGCATATCCTTCATGATTTTTCAAAAGTTTTGATTTACGCCTATCGGCTATGGAGCCAAACAAAGTTGTGGGCTTGGTTAGAGAAACAAAGGGATTAGAAAATAAATGGTTTTAAAACAGTTCTAATTTGGAACACGTTGGTTAGATAAAGTATGTAAGAATAAACCATTTAATATTTAATTATCAGTTTTATTCCTTCGTTCGACTAACAGGTTGCATAGAGCGGCTAACAAGAGAGCCAAGTTCGAAGGTGTTAGCGAAACGATAACATAGACCACTTCGAAGTTATTAACTACCGTCTCCAACCACAAAGGACGTTACACCGTATATACGCGCGCGCGAATTTATAAGAGAGGAAAACAAAAACTTTTCTCTCTTCTGTATGACATTTTCAAAAAAAAAAAAACATTGATTACTCTCTCGTTGCTTATTAGTATTGCTACATCGTTCAGGAAATACACCATGTAGCTCCTAACGAAAAACAACCAATAACCAAAACTAATAAATAGTATGGAACGAAAAAAAATAAACGGAGAGGAATTTCCGGAAAGCAAGTTGAGAGGACTTATTGCCATGTTTGACGATAATCCTGTTAGGAGCGCCATATTTATGGCTGATTTTGAAGACTTGTGTAAGAAAGGTATTGATTTAAATCCTGATTGCAACGTCTGGTATAGAGTCAAACCTGACGTTATCGACTTAGTTGACGAATTGGATATTTCCGAAGAGGGTAAAACAACCATTAAGAAGAAAATCTCCAATCTTATCGGAGCGCCTGTTTTCCATGTTGGTGAAAACGCTAAGACTGATTCGCTTTTTGTGGCGGGTCTAGTCGAAGGCAAACTGATTGGCTTTGATAAAAAGTATTTCTATAAGATTAAATCCAAGCCTTACATGAAGAAGCTGAAAAAGGCACTCTTCGTTTCCGCTTCTTGGGAAGAATTTATCAAACCTCTTATTTATACCATCAGAGGATTTGGGCTTGATAAGTGCGCTAGCTTCCCTAGTATTGAGGCGAAGCGTTCCGATGAAGAAGAAGATTAACCTTGCAGTCTTGAATAACTTTTTAACGTTCCTGAACAATGTTCATGAGCTAACCGAGCGAGGTTGGGTTCATGAGGCAACAGGGACAATGTATAAAAAGTGTTCAAAGCTTTTCGACACATTCAAAGAGTCCTATTCAGGCAATTCCCTAAGCCCCGATAAAGACATCGTTATGGATGAGGTTTCCTTAACAGAGACGCCTAGTGATGACGAAGTGCTTGAGGTGCTTAGGGAAGAATGTGACGAGATTTGCGAATACCTTTATGAGGTAGCCGGACAAGAATCATTTTTAGTTTCACAAGTAGATGAAATTAAAACTGTTTTGAGTCAGCAACTATTTGTTGCTAGGAAGGTGTAGCAAAACCCTGCCATATGAGTTTATGAGCTAGGGTAAAAATCAATCCAAATCAAACAACTAATCATATAAAAGTAGGAAGTGTGGTATATACCGTAGGTCAACCTTCCCGGCCACCTCGTAAGACCTCCGCACTACGGGCGTAAAATGCGTTAGTAGTGCGGAGTTTTTGTTTGTATAGAAAAACAATGAATGTTATTTGTCCATGTATGAAGACAACTTACACGTTCGAAGCGCTAGTAGAGGCTGTTGCTGTTCAGGCTGGGTTAGATACTAGTGTTCCCGAAGACCACACCAAGGCGTGTGAGCTTGCCACATGGATGCTTGACGAAGGATATTCTTCTATCGTCCTGACTCATGCGGCAGAGTTTGCAGAGGAAAAGGGTGTTCCTGCCAAATGGATTGCCCTTGTCAGTGCCATCATTGGTGCTGTTATTGCCTTTTTCTGCACTACTGGTTGTGCCAACACATCGTTTGCTTTGTCTGGTGAACAGGGTGGGCAGATTAGCTATAGCGTTGACGAAAACGGGAACCTCATTATCTCCGGCAAGCCTCCTGTCGTCCAAAAACTCAAGAAGTGACGTTAATGCCGACAACAAAAATTGCTTCTCTTCTTCAAGTTGTTAAGGATTATAAGGAGATTGTAATCCTGTTCGCTCCTTTGGTGTGTTGCTTCTTTCTGTATCAGGACAACGTAAAAATGCGGCAGGACATGCTAAAGTTGCAACAAGACCAAGCTCATGCGACATTGAAGATTTCAGAAGCAATGGCTCAACAGGTAGAGCTTATTCGGCGCATTGATTATACTGTTACCTCTCTTCAAAAAAAATGAATGTCATTATCGCTATCGACAAGCAAGATAAAGTTCTAACTAATATCGCATCAAACCTAGTAGAACTTCTGGATAAAGAGCTTCTAAATCCATCTCTGGACATAGTTCCTCTCACAAGGGATGTGAACCTGTTTATGTCTAACAGGTGGGACAATATGAAGGTTGATTTTATCTTGCGGTTGCGGACATCATACGTCACTTCTAATCGCAGTACCTATCAGAAAATCGTCTCTTCAAATACTCAAGGGCCTTTTGGTTTCAGACTTCTTCATACGTCGCATTCGTTGTTGGAAAAAGAGGGGTGGGGACAATACGGATTCAACCCATGCACAGAGTTTAAGGGCCTACCCGGCTGGATTGATTTCATGGATATTGAGCTTGCCAATATGGGCGACCCAAAAGATATTGCCGCTATCGGCGACGGAAAGGTTTTTGCTCAAAGCGCCGCTCAATGGATGAACAAGGCCGCAAACTGGTTACGGATTGGCAGGAAGAAAAAATAACTGTCAGCCAAAAAAGAAATCATCTATTTTCTCCAACTCCATTTTAGACAAGGGAGCCTGTTTGTGGTAAGCGGAAATCCCCGCCCGTCTTGTCCTTCGGGGGTTTATCAGGTTAAGAGGAATACATCTCTTGGTTTTAAAGTCTTTTCTGTATAGCTCTGCCCGGCGTTGAAAGTGTTTGCTGGCCGCTAAACAAAAGTCCATAGCCTTGATTTTATTCCCCCTCAAAGTGTCCTTGATGAACATGTTAGGCGTATAATGGTATCTCTTGAGGAGCTTCCTTAGTCTCACTCCTTTAGCATAACCTCCGAGAACGTTATAAAACTGTTTATCGGTAAGCTTGTTTATGTATAGCATGCCTATTATGCCAGCTGGAATTTTTTAGACGCCTCACGCTGGAACTCTGTGTAAGTTTCAGGATAGCATAAACAATGGCCTAAACGAGAGAGGACGTATGCATCCGCTTCGTTGTTGTTGGATGTATCTACATCCCAGCGTTTGTAAACATTGGTCATCACCAGCCCTTTCTCTGCAACACCTTTTCCTGTTGCGAATTTTTTTAGGGTAGTCGGTGGGTAAACCAAAATATTGGACAATCCTGCATCAAACAGGTTTTGTTTCACAACGCCGCCAAGTTCTCCTAGGTGGACGATTTTCCCAAACTGCGAGAATGCATAATTCTCTATACACACCAGAACTTCGCTAGCGGGCCTGTAGGTCAATATTTGTTCTGCGGCGAGCTTTATATGGTTAGCGAACTCGGAGAGCCGTCTAGGCCCCTTGTGGGGGCTTGTGAGGGTATATCTGTAGCCGTCCAGCTTGATGTCTTGGTAAAGGACGGAAAGCCCTGTTGCCGTCAGGGATAAATCCAGCCCAACCCAACAACTGAAATCTCTAAAAACGTTGGCGATTACTTTGTCTTTTTCCATGATTTTTTCTCTGATACTGGGAATCTGAAATCGACAAGCTCAAATCGGGAGTCCTTTTGAGTCATCACGATCCCTCCATTGCGGCTTCTTTTCAGCACCACAACACCGAACACAGAGTTTTGTTCAAATTCTGTATCTGGATTTTTCTGAATTTCGCAAATGGCTTCCGCTGTTGTATGCAAAACCTCTGCTTCTGGCTCTTTTTTCCTAGGAGGTCGCCCCCTTTTAGTTGTCTTTTCCATATTCTAGTTCTTGTTTTGCCAACCTATACGCCTCACGCCCGTCTAGTCCGGGTGTTCTCATTTGGATTCCTACTGCTTTTTCAAGGCGGTTGAGGACAATCTTACCTTTTTGGTCTATGATAGCAAGAGGGTCTTTGTAGCCGCTAACGATAAGTATTCTCATGCAAAGGATGATAACGTCTGCACATTCAAACGCCATTTCCTTCTTGTTTTTGGCCGAAAGAAGTTCTTCTACCTCTTCCTCAAGATGTTTTTTGAGCTGTGGGACAGTCTCTTTAACACCTAAAAATTTACTGAAAACATTACATATTTGTTTGGCTATATTGTACACTCTAACCTTCCTTTCATATTGAAACAAATCCATGCTACGCATTATCTCCTTTCGTATTGCCAACTGGAAAGCTCTTCCTTGGCTTCACTTGCCTTTTTGTAGGCTTCCTCGGTTCCATAAATTTCAGAGGAAAAGAAGCAAGCGAGACAACGAGAATGTCTAATAAATCAACAATCATCATAGATTTTCACCCTTTTCTGGTTCGTCGTCGTTGCATTCTAAATAAACCCTTATAGCCTCTAGGAATCCTTTATACTTACCCGCAAGATAGAGGTAAAAACCAAAGGCAAAAAATGATGCAAAGAATAACAAAAGCTCGGCAATATCAAATATACTCATTTTTTAACTATCCTTTCTTTCTGTTTTTTTTCGACGATATAGCTTCCAAAGATTTTATTGAATTGTTCGTTCGATGCTTTTCTGGACTGCTTCCCGTTCACAATGTTTTGGTGTTTGTGAAAAGCCTCTTCCAGTTTAGAGACTGAAACACTAACGGCTTCCATCATGTCCCCTAGAGGAATGACTTGCTGAACCCTAGATAACCCTTCGTTTTTAAAGCTACGAACCGTATTTCCTTCCTTTAAACCAAGGCCGTCAATCTCTTCGCCATTTTTCAGCAACTCATAACATGATTCTTCTATCTCTTTGGCCACCTTCGAGGCCAATTTAGCTGTAAAATATAGCTTAGAGCGTTCTTCTGGATTCATCTGTTTCAGCTTAGAAGAAAAAGCTGTAGCGGGGGTAGTGATTGTCTGCACCACCTCTAATGGCTTTTTACATTCAGCAAAACCCTTGCAGTACCTGCAATAGCTGTTAGCTTGAGGAGGAAGGCTCTTTCTTGTGCGTTCGCATATCTCAATGACTTCTTTTTCTGCCTCTTTGATGTCCTCTTCGCTGTACCTCACAATAACAGGATAAGAAGTCACCAGAGGTTGAACAATGGCACAAGAGACTGATTTTATTTTGCAGTCCTGATAATTCCTTTCGATGTGTTGCTTGCAACATAGGGCCAACCCTCTAAGCTGGTGGTTTATTTGTGTGGACTCCGGCTCTAAAGGCCCTGTCTTATAGTCGATAATCAATAAATGGAATCCCTCTTCGTCAGACTTGCCTAAAACTAAGTCGGGTTTCCCAGAAAAGATTGCATTGTCCCCCTCGAAAAAGAAACATCTTTCCTCCTTCATTAATTCCTCGAACTTGTCTTCTCCCGCCCAAATCGACGAAACTTCTGTCACGATTCTTTTGCATGCAAGCATGAGTTTCGTCTCTTCTTCGGTGAGTAGTATGTTTTGGTATGCAAGGTATTGATGAATCCTGTTGCCTCTTTCAGCCATTTCAGAGGTTGTCTCTACTCCTTCAACGTCATATCTCAATGAGTGTGGACATAACGCCAGCCGTGCTAAGCTGGAACATGAAGGCAATCCTTGTCTTTCCGTATCTTTTGTTTTCATTATTTCTCGTGTATTTTTTTTGTTATTCATCTTCTGGCTCCCAATCTACATACGCCTCAAACTCATAATCCATACAATGTTAGACAGTAGATGTTTAAGCGTTTTCATTGTTTTCTTTCTTTTTGAATATGGGAGCTTCTGGCGACTTGTCTTCTTCGTTGGAGAAAGCTTCGTCTTTACTTATGGCCCCGGTTTTAATAGCGTTGAAGAGACCAATAAGCATTACGATTTCAGATTCCTTACTAGTCTCAATTTTGTGTTTAAGGTAAGCCTCAAGCATTTCTTTGGAGACTCCGATTTTGGAAAAGGCTATTACACATCCATTTATTCTTTCCGCAATGGGTGTATCTGTGGCTCTTAGCGTGTTTTGGCAAGCCTCTGCCGCCTCTTGCCTAATGAAGTCCGGCAATACCGCCCAAATGCACGCTCTGATGCGCCTAGAGGCCATATTAGAACAAAGTTCATAAATATCTCTATCGGATGTAAGAGGATATCCACCGTTTTTTGTGTCCCTGTAGTGCGGAACAGAAAAGGCTATCTCCCTTCTTATGTTGTTTTCTTTATCCCAACAGAAAGCTATACAGTCGGAGCAAACCCTTCCTTTTTCATCTACATGTTCCCCTATCTTTCTCCACCCAGCTTCTGCGTTCCCATAAGCGGTAAGGCACGCATTTGCTAAATGGATTGTCTCTCCTGAAATACTAGAGTCTCCCCTTTTGTATTCGAAGAATGCGGTGTTAGCTAAATGACGGAACGAGCAAAGCTGTCTAATTTTGGAGGAAACCTCCATCATGTTTCTCGGCATTTGCTTTGCTATATATATAGAGGCAAGCGCCTCTAGCGATTCTTTGTTGGAAAGCACGTTAGCAAGCGGATTTCCAGCAAGAGGTGCTATCATGGACAAGCCTTCTGCCGGGACTGTGGTCAATTGTTCTGGGTTGTCTGACATGCCCTCATTGTATCTTTTCTCCCACACATGGCAATCTTTTTTATTTTTTTTTCTTGTGCATGTCAAAACATGTGGTACAAAAACGACATGACGAAAGCACTACCAACAGAACAATTAGAAGCATTCTCCAAGTTCGCCAATACTAACGAAGCCCTTTGCAAGCTCATGATGCAACGTGTGGGTTTCAACATCACGCCAATGGTGTGGAATAAGGCCAAATGGATGCCTACACAACTTTCCGTAAAGAAGCTCACTAACCTTCGAGCTTTTTACCCAGAAGCATTTGGTTTAGAGGATGAACCTAATAAAGATTTTTTGAAATCTCTTTATTACCTCCACATTTCAAATAGAACCTTCTCTGGGGAAATTACGCCACTAATTGAGGACAAGGATTTTATTACCCATATGCCCTATGCTAACTTTGTTTTGCCCATTGACGATTTCACAAAAAACGCCCTTTCCAAATTCATGTAAAATAAGGATATGAATCACCATTCCCATGACTATCCTTTAGAAGAAATGGAACGTATTTCCGAGCCGAAACTGGCAAAAGACATACTGAATTTAGAAGAACTATTGAAGAGATTAGATGAAATATCGCTAACAACAGAACAGGAAACGGAAGAATGGCGGCGAAAAGAAAAAGAAAAAGAACGCATAGCATCATGGAAAAAACGGTTGAGGCAATCCGGCGTGCCTCAAGGGTTTTATGATGCTTGCGTGAATGGAAAGATCGACAAGAGCCGGATATTTCCATTCCTGAAAAACTTAAGTAGCGGATGTTTATTTGTCTGCACGCCGGAAAAAGGTAAAACCTTTTCCGCATGCGCTTTGATATCGCAGGAATTATGGAATGGCAGGTCAGCTTTTTACATGAAAGCTCCTGAACTGGAAAGAGAAATGGCCAGTTATAAAAAGGATGCGCGCCTGATAAATAGAGCGCAATCAATCCCGCTCTTAGTGCTGGACGATTTTGAGGGAGTGCGGATGAGTGTGAATTCATCCTCCGATTTTATCGCCTTGCTAAAAAAAAGAAATGATTCTAATTTTTTAACAATTTTGAATTCAAAAAAACGAACCTTTTTCCTCGAACAGATCGAAGAGGCGGTAAGTTAGTGTTCCCTTAACCTCCAGAAAACAAAAGTGTAATAAAAAACCACTGTAGCCTAAATAAAGGCTACAGTGGTTGAATTTGTGTAGTTTTATGACAAACTATTGAACTCTTTTTTCAGGTATTAGTTTGCTATTAAATGAGTAGTATTTTTTTGAGTAATTGTAGGTCTTGGAATATTTAGAATATCCGGTTTTGTTGCTCCAATAAACCTCATCACCATAAAAAGAGCAGTAACTATATTCTTTTTTTTGATAAGAGTTGTTCGAAAAATAAGCAAATTTGTTTTTATCCGGTCTTTCGAAATTGCCATAAAACAACATCTTTCCTTTTTTCCAAAAAACAAATTTACTTGAACCTATGACAGAATTGACCATATCATCAATACCTTCGTTTGTTTCCTCAATGTCTGTTTCTCCAAATGCGGGCAAAAACAGATATCGGAAGAACGTTTCACTGTCTGTAAGGTCTCCTTTATTTTTGATTGATAGTACGCCATTGTGACAAAAATACCAATCATCACCGTTCCACCCATGAACATTTTTTTCAGAAATAGATCCATGAGTTTTGATTCTAGCGTGAATAAGGACTATGTAATCATTAGGGATTTTTTCCCATGTGGCCACAACCTCCTTTTTTAGAAGAGTTCTAATCAGAAATTCCGGTTTTTTATCTTCGGCCCCTCTCTTAAACCCTAGAAGGAAAAATCCGTCTGGATTGTTTGTTAGGCAATTTTGAAAACGTTTATTTCCGATATCTTTCTTGATTCCGTAAGCAATGATACACATGTTTTTTTTGTTTGGTTATTGGTTTTTTGTTGCGTTTTTTGTGATGATGTTTTTGATGCCTTCCATGAGAAAAAAAGCTTTATTTTCTTCTTCGGGCGTTTCGTAAAAAATTTTCACGAAAGTATATTGCTGATAGGTAGGATATGTCATTTTAACTCCGTTTCTGATTAGATAATTGATTGTCTCTATCCTTATTTTATGAAATAGTTCTTGTGATAGTGGTCTATGAAAAACATTTGAGAATTCCAAGTTAAGGCTACCTATCAAGCTTGAAATATAGCATTCTAGCTTGATTTGTTGTCGCAAACAAGGGGATTTCTCTTTCTTTTGCTCTTTCTTTTGCTCTTTCATTGGTTCTTTCATTGGTTCTTTCTTTTGCTCTTTCATTGGTTCTTTCATTGGTTCTTTCTTTTGCTCTTTCATTGGTTCTTTCTTTTGCTTTTCAAAATCCTAATGCGAACATTAGGCTAAAGTAGATCAGTAGTCCAAAAATAATTATAATCGCATCGATAATTATTTTTTGAATTTTATTTTTTATATTCTTCATATTTCTTTATGAGTTTTTTCAGATGTTCGGTTCTAGCGTTCTCCATTAGGTAGTTCTGTAAAAACAACCTAATATTTAGCAAATCGCTTTTATAAAGATTTTGTGCTTCCACGGAATATTTATAAATATGATAGCAAAAATCTAAAATGGATTTTATGCAAATAGCATCAACGGTTCCCTTGCCACGTCTAAATTCAACTGTTTTACTATTTGTGAAATTTAGTTCGAGGTATCTCGTATCGCAATAAGGTAGAAATATTTTTTCCAACCCTAATTCTGATGCCGCGTTTGGATGAATGTCGTATTCCATTAGCCTTTGTATTTGAGGTTCGGCTAGGCAATACCCTCCATTAGTCCTTCCAAAAAGCTCCGTAATAAAATCATACGGAAAACAATAAAATGCCTTTTTTAGCAAAATACAAACTTTTTTGTTAAAATTAATTTTAGATAAATGTATGTGAAAGCCTGTTTCTGTAGCTTTTTGAGAATAACAAGAAAAGCGAGGCATGAAATCTTTTGTTAATATGTCAATTCCTCCTCCTTCTTTAATGAGTTCGTCGAAAGTCATTGGAATTGTCGTTATTTCTGCACCGCCTTTCTCATCAGAAAGGCTTCCGTCATGCTGAATGTAAAAGAAATTTGATGTATTATTAAAAATGTATTTATTTCGTGCATATATTTCTAGCTCCAATCCAACAAGCGGTTCTTTTAGAACATCATTGTCAGGCTTGGACCATTCACTAGGAAAATAGTGATAATTTCTCATCTTCGTCGATATAAAAACATTTGGAATGTCTGGATGTTCAAAAACATCTTTGTCAAAATTCAAGGTAGGGATGACATATTCTGTGAGATATTCGATGTTGTGCTCATTTAGTTCTCCCCATAAAACATTTTCTACGAAAAAACTTAGGACTTTCACATATTCCTTGGAATATGTTTTATATAAAAATAAATCAGGCGTTAGAATTATTCTGTCTTTCAACCGTTTATTTAGTTTAACCATATCGGAATTTTTTATTAGTCTGACGTTATTTTTCCCGTAAATACACCCTCTAAAATTTCTTTCTCCGATATATTTCAAGAAAGCTGTTGTTTTTCTTCTAGCCTTTGCCAAGAATGCCGAATCGATATTTTTGTACGATACGTCAGAATATTCTTCATTGAGAATTTCTTTGTAATTTTTTCTAACAAAAGCGAATAATAGTTCCAAAGATTTTTTTTCTTTTGCGTTCATTGTTTTAAAAAATAATACGGTTGTTGTTGTTTTTGTTGTTTATTCTAGAATAAACTTCCCACAATTCTTCCACATGTTGTCGTGAATCGTGAAGTTTTAGGAAAAGTTCTTGTGATAAATTTATGAGTATTCCTTGTTTATTAAGATTTGTTGCACAATGTCGATAATATTTTAGCGCTAACTCCTTGTTAGAGGTGAAGCAACGTGTGTGTGGATAGCAAGATTTTAAACTAGTTCTTCCGTATTCTGGAAAATGTCCTAGAACTTGCTTTGTTTTGTATTCATACCAGTTGACAGGCTTAACTCCGACAAATAGGAAGCCTACATTGGGTCCGCCTCCAGTTTTACGCATTACAGGGATATATCCTAGCGTGTTATCTTTTATTGTGTTAGGTGTTATATATTTTTCTATAATTTCACCTGTTCTAGTATTTTCTAGTTCTAGAAAATATTTAATACTGATTGATTTTTTTAAAAATTCAATCATCTTTTCGTTGTTTTCACTTTCTAACATAGTAGATACTAAAGGTGTTTTATTTCTACAAGTTAGATACATCTTGACGATATACATTGTGTTCATTTTTTTTGTTTTTCTTTTTCTTCTCCTGTTTCTAGGAAAATCTTTAAATCAAGTTCAATGTTGTTTTTTAATAAACTAATATTTAGTTTATTGTCAACAGAATCAAGACCTAATGCAAAAGCGTCATGTTTATTATAAATTTCTTTTTTTAGTTCTGGGTAGGTGTAAATTACGAGTTCTTTTTTTATTAGTTTTGATAATGATCCGTAAATTAGCAATCCTTTAAAATTCAATCCTTCAAACTCATCACGGAAAGTAAATCGATTCCCATGTCTTACAAAAATCAACGAATCTGGTTTTTGTGATTGTAGCCTCTTTGCGGCTACAATAAATTCGAAAGAATAACCCTTTTTACAAACGCAGTATAAAAAGTTTTTCCCTTTTATTATTTTTGATACTTTGCCAAGAAACAAGTCAATATCTCTTTTCATTTAGTTCTAATGTTTTAAAATTAAACCTATATTCTTTATTTTCCTTTAGCGGGCATTTCCGAAAATCGCTAATCAAATCGCCTTCCGGACGGCTCTCTATTCTGAAAATCAATCTCCTAGGGTGTTTGTTTGCGATAAAAACTTCTATGATTGAGCCTATTCTCCAATCATCTTTTATCGCCGAAAAAAAACACCGAAAACCGTGATTGAAATTTAGATAGGAGGTAGGGAAGATCCGCCTTTCTTCTTGTGGGTTTTCAAACTCAAATTGATATACTTTCATTTTCTAACGGGAAGAATAATTGATAAGCACTTCTTGCGGCAAAATAACTTTAGATTGAAATGATATTCCAACAATCGGCAATATTGTTTTTTCCTCTTTATCAACTCTAAAAAGTTTTTTGTTCAGGAGACAAATATATGAAAACTCTTCAAATCCAGCATCGATCAACACGCTTTTAAGCATTTCTCTTTCAAAATAGCCACACATTTCATATTTAAGCTCATAAATAATTTCATCTTCTATTGTTTCTCCTAGTTTTCTTTTTATATTTATTTTTGTTTTTTGTCTCAAAAAACAACTTAAACATCCATATACATCTTTAATTCTTTTCATTTTATGAATATTTCTTTTTCAGTATTTTTATAAAATTTTGAATTTCTTATTCGTTGGGCATAATCATTTCTTATTGAAAAAATATCAGATACCGGAAGTTTCTTTCTTTTTAAGTCTTCAATATGTTGAAGTTCATTAAATAGGAATATGTTAAAAATTTCTTTTTTGAGCACCTCTTTTTCAGATTTTTTTAAATTTCCTACAAAAAAAACATTTTTGTTTTTCAGGGAAACAATGAAATAAAAATCATCCACTCCGGTTCGTTCGTAACACTCTAGCAAATATTCAGTTTTCATTTCTTTAATCTCTCATTTCTCATTTTGTTGACAAGTTGTGCTATTTTACGCCCTCCTGAAATTATCTCAATTTGATGCCCTGTTGCCACAATCGCACCCATTATTTTTTTGTCGTCGCCATAGATCACGCTAAACGACATCACTTGCTTTTTTAAAAAAATTGTTGATAGATATTTCCGATACTCTTCAACAACCTCTTTTTCCGTGTTTAGATTTTTCAAACATCCTAACACGACAACCCTATATTTCGCTTTCATGTTTTTTTATTTTTAAGTGAGACTTAACGACATAACTAGCCGCACACAATGCCCTTCCCTGCAGGGCAATCCAACTCATGCCTCTATACGGAGGCAATTCACCATATTTTTTCTTTTTGAATTTTGAGGGGGGGCAAAGTCTTTCCGCTATTTCATAATCGCTAATCAAGGAGCACCCGCCCTCCGAATATTCACACCAGTCACACGCTCCGTTTAGTAACTCAATTGCGAATGAGTTAATATCCTTAAACTCTTTCCCGTCTTCGATACTTTCTGCAAGTTCGTAGGCATACTCATTCACCGCCCTTCCCCATGCGCTCCTGCTTTTTAAGGCGTTTATTGATTGAAGTGTTCTGATCCTATCGTACTTCATAGCTCCTATTTTGTTGCATCTCATTGTTTTTTTGTTTTGTATGACAAAATCGTAAGTTCCTGATGCTTAAAGGATATAGAGTAGCGCTATTATTCTGCGGATTCAGAAATGTTGAATGCGTAGCGGGCGGCGTATCCCATGCGTTCAGTCTCCATGATTGTTTCAATTTCCCCGGCGGCGGTGACGGTAGTATACGCAACTGGCCGGGTCGCCTCATATCGCAAAAAGGTATCGATATCGGCCGGGTTGTAATTAACACCTTCCCACATATTTATCATGTCAAGGTCCGCTAGCGCGGGTAAAACGTTATCCGGCAGGATGTCAAACACGGCCGCAACAGGGCGGGCATCTAAAACAGTTTTCGCCAACAGGACGAGGGTCAGGACGCCGGAACTGTTTTCGCAAACCGCCCCTATGAGAGTTTCGCCGTCATTTAATTTGATTTGATTGCTCATTGTTTTAATTCCTTTCTTTTGCTCTTGGGTTCCTTTCATGTTCGTGTTAGTTGGGGCGGGTGGCCGCCCCTGGTTAAAGCTCATTCGTTCAGCCCGGCACGTTCCAGCATCTGGCAAACCGGATCACTCACCAGGACGGCAATCGGAGTCCTCTCATCAGTCATATCTTCCGGCCTCATCTTTTCAATGTCTTGCTTGCCGGTAAGGAGGTTATAGCCCCTTGACTTTGCGATTACTTCCAGGGTTGCTCCATATTTCTTGCAGAGCTTTTTGAGCTGATTGATTTCCTGGTAAGCATTTCCGCTCAATTTCAGCATATAGGGTTCCATCTGACGGAGATTGATTGCCAATCCGTTGATGATTTGTTCTTCAGTTGCTTTTTGGATGGTGTTCATGTGTCCTTTCATGTCTTTACTATATCTTTTTTCTCTCATTTGTCAATAGCTTTTTATTATTTTTTTCTCTCATCAACATCTTTTTTTTCTCCTGCTCTCCCTCCTCATACTCTCTCCCTTTTTCTCTCCCTTTTTTCTTTCCTCTTCTCTTTACTTTCCGGGGGGGGGAGGGGGAACCTTTAGGAGGGGGGGGGGAGGCCTTTCCGACTTCCTCCATGTTCTTCTCCCTCTTTCTCGTGGCGGGGGGTTTATCGGTGTTACGGCTAATCACGTCGAACGGGACTAACCAGCTTGCCCTCCCTCCTCCTAAATCCTCCTCCCTCCTGGCGGCCAAATGAGTCCATCATTGGATTTTTCGGAAAAAAGGCCATTTCCCGGCATTTTGACGTAAGGCGTTGATAAAGTGTGCGCTTAGGCAAGGCGAAAAACCTATATGCGAAATGTTGACAAATTTTCAATTTTGTGCATATCCGGTTGCCGCGTTGTCAAGCTTGCCTCCAAAAAGCGGGCAAGGGCGGCTAGCCTCAAATACCAAGTTGCGGTTAGTGATCCGCTTGACAAGGGCGATTTTTGCACCGTTATCGGTAAAACGCAACAGTTTTTTTTAGTGGAGCGTGCGCTTCCTGCGTGTAATCCTCATAACTCATTGATGCTCTATCATACTTCGCATAACACACATAATGCCAAATCGGGGGCCATAGAGGTCAACCTTGGATAACGCACTGCAAGCCACCTAGCACGCGCCGCATTTCCCGGACGATATGTGTATCGGCTCACCTCTCAAAAGGCCCGTACAAGCCAACCTCGCAAGCCGTTTTCCGGCGCAACCGTAAGAATTAGAATAATTATTGCAGTTTTGCCTAGTTTCTCGCATGTTTCGCCGCACGCACGCAGGCTGGCACAAGGCAAGGACGGCGGCCGTGAGAGGGCGCATGTACTCCTAGGTGGTTGCCGTGTTGCCATGCCATACAGGGGGGGCCGGGGAAAAAGTCGCGGGTGTTTTGCGCTGGACAAAGAAAGTATCACGCAGTGTAATAGGAAAAAACCGCGTAAAAGAAAGTCGGCCTATAGAGAGAAAACGTAGTTTGTTAGAGAAAAGAAAAAAGGAGTAAAAAAAGGTAAAAGGGAAAAATAGTATGAATAAGGAGAAAAGGATGTTGTTTGAAGAGAAGAAGAGGGAAGAGGAAGAAAGAAAGAATAAATAAGAAAGAAAGAAGGAGAAGGGAGAAGAAGAGAGAGATGACGGGAAAAGAGCAGATGGAAGAGTTGTGTAAGGAGTTGGTAGAGGAGCTTAGGAGTGGAGTGATAAGGGGATTGGGAGAGGGATTAGCGAGGCGAGGGATGAGTCAGGCGATATTCAAGCGGATGGGAGGGCCGGAGGTATGGGCGAGGGTGAGCAAAGGAGGAGGAAGGAGAGGAGGAGGAGAGGGGAAAAAGGAGGAAGAGGGAGAGTTGAAGAAGGGAGAGCTGTGTGAGTTTTTGAGCAGGGTGATAAGAGGGCGGGAGCTAGGGATGAGTGGGAAGGAGAAGATGAGTGCAGTGGGGTTGTACATGAGGTTGAAGGGGTGGGACAAGGTGAAGGAGAAGGAGGAAGAGATGGTAGGGGAAGAGTTGGTAGAGCTGTTAGGAGGGAGTAAGGGAGTTGGAGAGAAGAATGATACGGAGGAGAGTTGACATGTGGGATAAGGATGAATTAAAGTAAAAGAGGAATGAGAAAGAACAGCGAAGGCGAGATAAGAGTGAGGTGTGCGGAGGCGGAGCGAGGATTTCTGGCAGGGGTGAAGGAGATGGTGAAGATGAGGGCAGAGAAGGGAGTGCTGCCGTGGGGGAAGCATGTATTTTATCCAAGGATGTTGCACAAGGCGAGGCCGCAGAAGGTGAGTGATTTTTTAGTAGAAGATGAGAGATGGTATGTGAGTGTGAGGGGGGTGGATATGGAGAAATGGGGTAGTAAGCATCATTTATACCGGAGTGCAAGTGGGAAGTATTATTTGGGTTTATTGTTTAAGAGTACAAAGGCGAGGAGTGTGAGGAGGAAGATAAGCCTTGGGACGAAAGACGAGGAGGAAGCGAAAGAGCGGAGGGAGTTGTTTTATGAGGAGTGGGAAGGGAAGCATCTGACATGGGCGCAATGTGAGGGAGCGAAGTGGAACATGAAGGTGTCTGGGTGTGCGGTGATAGGGAGCAAGAGTGCGTTGGAGAGGAAGGCGAGGGAAATGCAGGAGAAGGCGAACCGGGAACAGGCGAAGGCAATATGCAAGGAGTTGGCATTAAAGCGAAAGGCGCAGGTAAAACTGGAAGGATTTAAAAAGAAGACGGAAGAGATAAAGAGGCGGAGGGTGTTGATGGTAGGAGGTGTAGAGAAAATAGGAGACGCCGTAGTAAGGAGGGCGAAGAGAAAAGGAGTGGAAAGGTGAAAGCTATGAAAGAAAAAGAAGTAGGAATAATGGTAAAAGAGAAGAAGGAAGGAGGGCTGGAACTGCATTTGTTTCCGAGCAAGGAGGCAATGGCAAGGTGGCGAGGGGAGGACAGCGAGCATGACGTAGAGGGGCGATATCAGGAGTGGGTGTTGCCAGTGGAGGTATTGGAAGACCTGTGGGCGGCGGCGCAAGGGGAAGAGTAAAGTTTTTTTAAACGTCCGGTGCAAGAGGCATCCTCAAATAGCAAACAAACAATAGAAGTTGGGTGGAGGCGAGGAGGCGTGGTGCGCGAACCGCTACGTCCCGGACGGCCTATGCCCAGCAAAGGGAAAGTATGAAAATAATCGTAGATATAGGGCATGCCCGGAAGACGGGATCGAAAGGGAATGGATTGGAAGAGCATGAGGTATCATGCGTAGTAGCGGGCTATCTGGTGGAAGAGTTGGGAAAACTTGGACATGAGGTATTGGTGTTGGATTTTTCGAGGATGAGCAATGCGGCAGACTTGAACGAAACGATAAAGGCGGCGAATGCGTCTGGGTACGAGGCAGGAGTATCGTTGCATTGCGACAGCGCCAGTAAAATTGTAGGAGGCAAGAAGGTATTGAATCCGGAGCCTCATGGGGCGCATGTATGCTTTTATCCGAGTAGCGTAAAAGGGGCACGGCTGGCGAGTGCGATAGCAGGAGAGCTGTGTGTATTGTTGCCGGGGAGGGCAAACAAAGTGCAGGGGCGAGCGAACCTTGCGATATTGAGGAAAACGAAGATGCCGTTTGTATTGTGTGAGTGTGGTTTTATAAGCAACCCGGAGGACGCAGAGGTGATGAGGAGGCGGCCAAAGGAAATAGCGGAAGCAATAGCGAAAGGAGTGGACGCCTATGCAAGAGGAAAGTGAGGAGGCAATGGACAAAGAGGCAGTAGGAGAGTTTGTTGACAGCATCGTAATAGCCCCCGAAAGGGGAGGTGTTGACGAGAAGGCAGAGGGATTTGTGTGGGTATTGAGGAGCAAGAACAAGTTTTTGGTAAGGGAGGGGAAGAAGGACAGGAGTGGGCAAAGGTGGAAGCGGAAGCCTGAATACGCTTACATGTACTACCGAGGGATGATGGCAGGAGGGGTACAGAAGGAAGCGTCGTGCCTGTTATCGGAGGCGAAAGTGTTTGACCTGCCGTTGCCTAGGAGGAAGTATAACACGGAGGTTTGGGACGTTGTGAGGTGCAGGCTAGTTGAGGAGGCAGTAGAGGAACCGATATATAGCGAAGCGGAAGCGTTGCTAAAGTTTAACCGTTAGTTATGGAAGTAAGCGAGATAGCCAAGTTGTTGAAAGACCCGATGTGGAGGATATCGCATTTGTATGAGATAAAACTCACGGACGGGAACATCATACCATACAAGCCGAGGAAGTTTCAGGAGGAGTTGCATCGTGCGTGTTACTGTGAGGGGAAGCGTCGTTTTTTGATACCAAAGAGTAGGCGTCAGGGGTGTTCTACGGCGATAGGAGTGATGATGGCAGACATGGCGGCTTTTGAGGAGGGGTGGAAACTGGCGTTGGTGGACAGGACGCTGGGAGACGCAAAGGAAAAGCTGACGGACATTGTGAAGGTAGCCTTGGACAGTTTGAAGCGGAAATTGCCGGGGTTGTTTGAGATAAGCTATTTCCAGTCCCGCATCATAGTGAAGATGACAGGGAGGAGGGCCAGCGAGATAGTTGGCGGTAAATATTTCCGAGGTAGTGGACTTGGTTTTGCCCACATATCAGAGCTTGGTACCATAGCGACGAGCGAACCGAAGCGAGCGGCAGAAATAGTAAACGGCACCTTCCCTGCGGCCAAGGACGGCTTTATATTCGTGGAGACGACGGTACGGGGCGGGAAGCGAGGGGTATTCTACGAAAACGTGATGAATGCGTTGAGCGTGCCGGAGGAGGAGCGAGGGGAGAAAGATTTCCATGTGGTATTTTTGCCGTGGTGGAGTGACGAGAACAACAAATCGAAAGGGGGAGAGGCGATAAATGCGGCCACAGAGAGTTATTTTGAGACGCTTAGGAGCAAGAGCGGTATTGTTGTAACCGAGGAGCAAAAGCGTTGGTGGCAACAGGCCAAGAGGCAACACGGGGTGTCAATGAATGAGGAATACCCTTCGACCTTGGAAGAGGCTTTTGAGGTTCCGATGGAGGGGGCCATATTGGAGGCGGTGTTGGACAAGGCAGTACAGGAGGGCGCTTTTCGGAAGTTGGCCTATGACGCAACAAAGCCATGCTATTGCACATGGGACTTGGGAGCGCCGCTGAACACGATTAACCTTGTATTCCAGCTGGACGGCCCCTTCATCAACGTATTGGAGTTGGACAGCGGGTTGCATGCAAGCGAGCGTGTGGCAGAGCGTGTAACAAGGCTCAAAAGCAAATATCCTACATTACAGGCAAACTTCCTTCCGCATGACGGAGGGTACATGACGGACACGGGGATGACACAGGCGCAGATGTGGCAGGAGGCAGGGTTGCCGGGCATACAGTTGTTACCGAAATCGAAAGACAAATGGATAGGCATCAATTACCTTTTGGGTATGTTTGACCTGTTCCGGTTTGACGTGGAGGGGACAGGCAGGGCGTATAGCTACTGGTTAAGCTACAGGTGCAAGCCGGAGGTAAGCGAGGGAGGCATATTCAAGAATGAGATTGTGCATGACAATGCGTCCCATTGGGCAGACCCGTTGAGGTATGTAGCGGAGGCGAAAATGAACAATTTGCTTGTGCAAGGTCCAACAACCCAAGACTATAAGGCAGGAATAACATGTACATTTGGGAAATATCATCGTGAGCGAAACATTGGACATAACTGGCGAGGACGGTTTGAGCGTACTTTCCGAATCTGACAAGGTGTTAAGGAGGGACGCAGGTATGGGGTTGAGTGAGGCATGGAAGCTTCACGAGGGAGGCGTGCGCCTCTATACCGGAGGCGGGCTTGTGCTGGGACACTACTACCGCATCGACCCGGAGGAGGTTCGTGTGTGGGGCATGGAGTCAGAGTTTCTTCGGACAAGGCATATTTCCGATAGCGCTGTGGACTATGAGGAGGCCAATGGCTTTTTCTTTTTTTTGGGTATTGGAGACTATGTTGGCTTTTTAAAGCACTTAAAGGCAAGTGCCCACCTTCAATTTGGTAGTGGACATAGGAGAGGAAAGTTGTATGTTTACTCACGTAAGGAGTTGGACTTATACATAAAACTTAAACTAAGGAGTAAAAAATGTCAGGAGTAGGAAGTGCAGTAGGAGCAGTAGTAGGAACAATCATTGCGCCCGGCGTGGGGACTTCAATTGGTGCGGCCTTGGGTGGTGCGGCTGATAGTGTTGCCAGCAAGGGTAAAGGTGAGTCAACCAAGGCGCCGGAGGCCCCCAAACCTGTAGAGACGTATGAGACGCAACAGGAGGCAGTAAGGAGCCAGTCGGAGGCAAACAGGCGCAGGAGTTCTTTCTCAAATACGTTTGTTGCATCCAGAGGGATGGGAACAGGCGGCATTGGTAAAAGCTTTTTAGGCCAGTAATATGTTGTACAACAACCAGAGTCCAAAGCAGAAGAGGGAGCAACTCTATTCGTACAGACAGAGATATGTGTCTAACTGGCAACGAGTTGCGGAGTTTGTAGAGCCAGACAGGCGGTTTAACCTGAATGGAGCTGTACAGGAATCCACACCTAATAATGAGGGATATATTGACACGACGCTTGAGCGTGCGTTGAGGTTGAACGCAACAGGCCAGCATGAGCTTGTAATGCCCAAGGCTAGTGAGTGGTTCACCTTTACGCCCTTGGCGAAAGCAGCAGACAGGGAGCTGGTGACAAGCACTGTTGACGACGAATATGCCGAGACGGCTAGGGTTGTGTCCATGTTCATGAGGAACAGCAACCTGCACACGGCAAGCGAGCTTTTCTTCTGGGACAGGGCGGCTTATGGCATTGGCGCTTTTTGGGCAGAGTGGGACACAAGGAAGCGAGGTTTTAGCTTTTATTCAATTCCCGTTGGGACATTCATGGTGGACAAAGACAAATTTGGCCGGATGAATATGTTCTGTTGGGACGACTGGATGCGAAACCAAGACATTGTAGCCACGTTCCCGGAAAAGAATTTGCCTCAAACGGTGAAGGATAAATACATGGCCAACTCTAACAGCCCGGACAACTACCTTGTGTTCCATTTGTTGGAGCGAGTGGAGCGCACCGGGGACGAAGGGCTTATTGCCCGTGCAGACGGCAAGGAGTGGGTGCTTCGTTCCGTGTACGATGCAACAGGCGACGTATTGCTTGAGCAATTCTTCAAGAACTGTCCTGTCATTTGTTGCAACTGTTTTGACTTGCCCAACAGCCCGTATGGGTATGGGTTTGGGAAGGTTTCCTTGGCAGACCAGATTGAGTTGGTGAATTGCCTGAAAGCGTTGGCAGAGGCGGCTCAACAGAAGATTTTCCCGCCGATGCTTGTACCCGAAGGCTTCCAAGGGAACATTGGCTATGGTGCTGGGGAGGTGACAACCTTTAACCCGCTGAACATTCAGGCAAGGCCGTCGCCCTTGTTCCAACAGGCTTCACAAACCTCTGACTGTCAATGGCAAATTGAGCGGTTCGAGCGTGTCATCAATGAGGCATGTGACGTTAATTTGTTTATGCCGCTGTTGCAGGTGAAGGACCCGCAATACATGAAGGCCACAGTAGCGCAGATGATTGAGTCTTATTCGGCACGCATCAGCTCTACGGCTTATACGAGGTTGATTGAACAATTCCTGCAACCCTTGGTGGACTTTTGCTACAACACGCTGGTGCAACATGGTTATGTCCGTCCTTTGAGGGATTACCATATCCAGTTCTGCACGCCGTTCCAGATTCTTTTGGACAGGCATCAGCCGACCTTGTTTACGGAGTTCCTGCAAACGGTAGTCATTCCTCTTTCACAAATCGACCCGACCGTTCTGGACTCTGTGAATGCTGACTATATTTTCCGAAGGAGCATGCTTGATATTGGCCTGTCACCCAAGTACTCTAGGACGGAGGCGAAGGTGGAACAGATGAGGAGAGAACGCCAAGCGGCTCAAGACGAGGCAAACCAGATGGCTAATGCCAAGACATTCTCGGAAGTGCAGAAGAATCTTGGAGCGGCCAGCAAAGACATGAATCTGATTTAATCATGGAAGCAGACAAAAACACGGACCAAGTAGAAATCACCAGCCTTCTTGGGGACACGGTAAGGATTCCCAAGGAGGTGTATGACAAAGCCAAGGAAGTATTGGATTCCGACCCGGACAAATACATCCTGTTCGTCCTCAAGGCGATTGCCAGCGGAAGCAGGTACAATCTTCCAGGCGCATTGAAGGCAGGATTCAACGAGAACAAACTCTTCTATATTGAAGGAATAAACGCACTAATTGAAGTAATCGAAGCATTATATGAGCGAAACTGAAACCACCCAGCCCGCCGCGCAACAGGCGCAACCTCCGGCTACACAGGAAACTAAGATGCCGGGAACCATGTCATTGAGCGACCCTTCCTTAACCCAAAAACCTGCCGAGACATTTACTGTTGACAGCATTGTAAATAAAGACGGCACGTTTAAGGAAGGGTGGGCCTCTTCTTTTGAGGGAGGCGAGAGCTTGTCCAATAAGTATAACAATATCAATGACTTAATCAAAGGCTTTGTTAATGCCAACAAGCTTATTGGTAAAAAGTCGGAACAGGTTACACGCCCCGGAGCCGATGCTACTGACGAGCAGAAGAAGGCATGGCGTGAGCATTTGGGTGTTCCTGAAAAAGCGGAAGACTACCAAGTCCCTGACGAATACAAAGAGACGGTGGACGCAGAGTCGTTTAAAGAGTTTGCCCAGTTTGCCCATGAGCATAACATCCCTGCCGACACGATGCAGGAGTTGCTTCGTTTTCAGGAACGGTATGCGGCCAAGCTGAATGAGGCTAATGCCAAGCGAATCGAAGAACAGGCAAAAGAGGCTAAGAAATACTTCCAATCGGAGTGGGGAGGCTTGTATGAGCGCAACTTCAACTTGCTCAAGGACGGCCTTGTGAGGGCAGGGATTGACATTGAGTCCCCTGATATGGCGGGCGCTCTGAACAATCCCTTCATCCTTTCTGCGTTGTTTGACAAGGTTTCCAGTATGCAGGACGGAACGATGCCCGTCCCCGGATTCATGAAGGCTTCTGCGGCTGACGCTAAGGAGCAAATCATGGGGTTGATTAACAAGTATGGCTCGGTAAACCAAATGCCTCATGACGCACGAGAGCTGTACCACAGGCTCCTTGCGAACAAAAATATCAAATGGTGAAGCAAATTATGCTTGCATGCACCATGCTGTAAGGGTTTAATCGTCCCTGTGATGGTGTGAGTTTTTTTTCTCCGTATTTTGTCTCACACCAAAAACAAAATGCTAATGCCCGTTGGAGGTTTCTTATGTTGTGTTCTTTCCTCCAACGGGCATTTTTTTATTGCAATCTCTCGTCGTGTGTTGCATACTGCGCTTGCTGTTGTGAAACAGCAGTGTGATTGCATGATTCAATAAGAGCGAAAAGGCGATAACATAGGGATAAATGAGGAGGGGGTACGTTTGTGCATAGCGTACCCCCTCTGTTTTTGTTTGCTTTTTCATAAAGTTTGTGCATTTGTTTTCTTAAAGGCAACCCGTTTGGACACTTGCTTTAACACTCATAGTATAAGAGGACAGCCGTCTTCCTCGTCAAACAGCCCTACTTTAAGGACACCTGTCGAACCCATTTTGACGGTAAGAATTAAAAGTATATTAAATTATGGCAAATTACGGAAACTTCCAGACGCTTGCTGTAAACGAGTACACGCCCATGATTTATGCGGCTGTTCAGCAGATGCGCTCTAGAACGGAGCGTTTCATGAGGGTTTACGGCATGAATTCCAGACAGCGCAGGTTCCAAATCATTGACCCTGTGAACTCCACTCAAATCACCGACCTGTATGGCGCGACTAACCCGCAACAGGCCGAGTTCCGACAGAGGTGGCTTAAGACGAAAATCTTTAAGTCCACTCATGAAATTTCCCGCACGGAAATGCAACAGGCTGGAACCATTGATTCCCCTCTGCCCCGTATCGTTGACGCCGAACGCATGGAAATGCAACGCCGTCGCGACATGGTTGCGGTTGAAGGCCTCATTGGCACGGCATGGACTGGTGAGAACGGGGACATCCCTGTGACGTTTAACGAAAAGGCAAACACTATCCCTGTGGGATATGTGCGGACTGGCACTTACGTTGCGTCCGGCCTGACCTTTGACAAGATTGTGCGGGCCAAGACTATCTTCGGCATGCGCAACGTGCTTGGTCAGGATGTGGAACGTCAGGACTTGGGCGGCCCCGAAATGGTGATTCTGTGTACGCATGAAGAACTGGCTGCTCTGTACGGCATCAAGGAATTCACGAATATCCTTTACTCCGACCAGAGACCCATTGCCAGTGGCTATATTGACAACGTGCTTGGCGTGCGTTTCATTGCGCTGACTGCGGACATGCTCCCGTTTGGCAGTCGTCCGCTTGGTTCTGCGACCGACCCGACCGGTGGTACATCCACGACGAATGTGCGAACCCTCATTGCCTTCACGATGAACTCCGTTGCGTTTGGCGTGCTGGAAGAGCTGTTCGTTCGGATTGAAGAACTTCCGACCAACCAGTATGTATGGCAGACCTACTCTGAAATCGCAATGGGTGCGACCCGAATCGAAGACAAGGGCGTGCTCAAGATTGACGTGGCGGGTTCTTCCGGCAACTTCTAATCCAACATAGAAAGGCAAAAAAGTTATGGCAGAATATCCTTCTGTAGCAAAAGCGCAGGTTGAAGCCGGGATGCCTCCGTATTTGAGTGCACAGCTTCAACGAGGACAGGTCTTGAAAAAGACGATTGTGTACAAGGCAGGGGCTACTGCAACCCCTGCGTCTTCGACGATTGTTGACCTTCCCCTTCCTCCGGGAGTGGTGATTGACGTTTCCTCAATCGCTCTGACGCATGACGGGGTGGGTGCGGGTATTTACTCGCTCAACATCCAAGTTCTAGACAAGGCGGGTAATGCCAAATATTCCGGAACCGGAATGTTGTATTTGACGGCAACTGCAACCGCAGGAGAAATTGTGAGAGTTACCTCTACTTCCGCACTATCCCCCGCCGGTTCCTCACTATCCCCCGCCGGTGCAATGATTTTTGACCCAGCGCAATATCTTGTCGATAATGGTATCAATATTGACGGGGAAGAGATTACCCACGAACGCCTGAAAGAGAAGTACAATATTGCTTGTATCGTCTCTAATACTGCGCCGGTCGCGGCCAAAAAATCTCTCACCATTGTCATGGACCTAATCATCCCCTAATCTGAAAAAACAATGACTGACCTAGATATTGCTAATTATGCCTTGGGGTTGTTAGGCCAATACAAAAT